GTATCTGCTATATAGCCTTCCCATTCTTTTTTTTCTGCATAAGGAAAGTTTTGAGCATCAGATTGTGCTACATAATTACGACCTGCAGGTGGAACATTAAGCTGTGTCTTTTTTACTTTAGGTGTTCTACTCATTCTTCTTCCTCATCATAGAAAGCAAATGTTGAACTAATAATCATATAACCAAAAGGAAAAACCATTGGAGGTAGTTGGTCTGTATAAATCTTAGGCTCATTAAAACTAGCTTCTAACAATATATCATCACCTTGTTCATCTACATCAAATAATGAATTATGAACTATATCTGCAAACTTTTTATTAATTTCCATCATCATACTGTTCCTTGTAATACTTGAGCTATGCTAGGTGGAGCTCCTTGTGGTGGCAAGGGTTGCTCAGCACCTAGAATAGCTTGTTCTTCAACAGTGACCTCTGGCTCTTCAGCTGTATAAAACTTGTCTAAAATATTTTGCATATCTGCTGGATTCTTCCTTATCTGAATTACAGCCATTGTTGCTTTAGGGTCACCTTGTTGTGCTTGTGTTAAAAGAGTTTCAAATAAAATTTTATCTGCTTTCTCTCTAGCAATTCTTTCATTAACTCTAACAATATTATCTAAACCATCAAGGTTTTCTTGTAGAGTTTGACTATCAATAATACCAGCATTAAGAAGTTGCAGCCCTGTAACTATCTTCTGTGGTTCATCATATCCAGCCATAGCACCATAGACTCTTCTAGTCTTATAGTTCTTTGAAATATCTCTAAGAGGTTCATAAGTTTCTGAAAAGAATTTATTATCTTTATATCCAGATAATTGTTTCTTCTTACCTGGGTACATCATCTCATCCCACTCAAGTCTTTTAGCATCTGTCTGTTCTATAGCATCAGCCATAATGGTATGATATTCTCTAATCATTAATGACATAGATGCACCTAGTTCTTCTAAACCTCTACCAGTAGCAAAGCTAAGTGGAGATTGAGAATCATCAGTTACTGGATATGCTCCACCAACTCTAAGCTGTCTTTCTATTCTGTCTATCTGTTGGAAAATCTGATAAGGAACATTTGATGCAGGTTTAGTTACTTGTGTACCAGGAGCTAAATAGTTTACAGCAAATCTACCTTTTCTATATTGTCCTGATTCAAGTTCACCTGAAATGTTTGTTTCAGTAAATACTGCATCTTCCATAGCAATAATGCTCATAACATTAATCTTTGCCATAGCTGCCATTAATCCAATTATCTGGTCATACTGTCCTTGTAGTTGGTCAAAGGAAAATTTCTTTGCTACAACGAAAGCAGGACCACTTTGTAATGGATTAGGAATAAAATCAAATATTGTTCCTGATGACATATGGAATATGTAAGTTCCTTCTTCATTGTAATATTCTGATATTAAGTCACCTTGTCCATTTGTGTTAGCCCAAGAACCTGCATAAGAATCTGTGTAAGGTGAAGCTGAACCACTACCAATAGATAATCCAGTACCCATATCTTTGTCATAAATCTGATTTTTAAATTCTGGATAAACTTGTGCTAACGCATCTTTAGGAACTCTACGAACTATAGATAAATCTTTTGGTTGTTGGTCTGCACCGAAGTAACCAGGAAAACAATTATAAGGGTCACGAAGTTCTGCTATAGGATAAGGATTACCATTAGAATCTTTCCTCTCTCTAATAACCCAAACAGCAAAACCATAACCAGGTAGCCATCTACCTACTTGTGGCATTTGTACATCTAATCTCTGTACTTCATCATATGCTGTAACTATTCTTGAAATTTTTTCTGCTTTTCTTTTAGCTCTTTCGGAATCTTTATCATTAGGAACATCTACTTTGAGATTAGGAATACGACCTATTTTTTGAGCTAAGTGTTCTAGTCCTGTGGACATTAAGTTAGGAACTGGTACTTGCCAATCCTGAAAACCTTTTATCTGGTCACCAAGTAGAGCCATAATACCTGAAGGTCCACCATTCATAATTGAACGAATACGACCTCTTGTTGCGTAAGCGTCTTGGTTGTCGTAATGTAGTTGCGTTATCTTATCTTGTAATTCACTTGCGTTCATATTAACTCCACGGAGCTTCGTTTATGTTACTAATATCCCACTCTCCATAACTTGGTTTATACTCTAATCCTACCTCAGCTAAGCGTTCTTTACCTAACCTTCTAATAACTTTTAAAGGAAACCAAGATGCCATTACAACATCTGACTTGTACCCTTTATTACTCTTAGCCTTATTAGCAGCAGAAGAAAAATAAATTAGTTGTCTACGATATATATTACTCTTAATTTCAGAATCTGTATCTCCATATGGCAAATTAATCAACTGCTCTTTAAAAAGTTGAGCCATAGAGCCAACACCAAAGATTGGGTCAAACTTATTTTTCTGTGTCTGATGTCCTTCTGTATAGATACCAAATCTTGCACAGTAATCTTTTATCTTGTCATCTTGTCTAATAGCTTTCTGAAATCCATTCTCTTCAATAACCCAGTGAGCTAAACCATACATCTCATACCATTTCTTAATGGAATGTCTAGCTTGTATAACTCCACCACCTTCTTCGTTTTCAATATCTACTAAATATAAAACTCCAGTATCTGGATTGGCAGCCCATAACACACAGGCTTGAAATCCTGTAGATGCTGGGTCAAGTCCAGCAATCAAATGAGTACCTGCAGGAATATGTCCTATCCTTCTATTAACATCTCTACATTGGTCTATATCTTCTGAGTTAAACATAGTAATACCATCAACAAAGGCTTTATTTAAATACACCATTTCAAAGATAGCTTTACCTCCTGTAGTTTCAGCTGCAGTCTTTCTTGACACTAACCATTTGTAACTTCTCTTACTTTTCCATAACATACAGTCGGTATGTTCTTCTACTTCATTTTCTGGTAATACACATTCTGAATTGTGTGCTTCTTCTACGATTGTTTCCATCTCTGGGTTTTCTAAAAGAAAGTTATATAAATCTTCTGGATGCTGTCTTGAACCAATAACAACAACTGCTGTATGTTCCTCTTTTCTTGAAGAAAGAGTTGTAGTCCACCATTGTCTTGTTTGCTCCCTGGCACTTGGTTGTACAGTAGTTCCGTGGTCCTCAATGTCATCAGCAATAATCAAATCACAATCTCTTGAAAGAATCTTTCCACCTTTACCTACAGCTACCATAGTTGGTGATTTAATTCCAGTTACAGTTCTGTTAGCTACAGTAAACTGTCCTGATGACCAGGACTTACCACTTCTAACTTTAGGTTGGAACTGTCCACCTGGTCCACAGAAATCTTCTTTTAAAGTTTCATTATTTTCTAAGTGGTCAAGTACAGCACCTACTGCATTCTTAGCTATCTCTTCGTTTCCTCCTACCCACATAATTCTTATGTTTGGATTCTTACATATCTGCCATACAGCAAAGTGTGTGAGCAGGTCTGTCTTTCCGTGTCGTGGTGGTGAGAGAATCATTTGTTCTCCACCTTCCTCTATAGATTTTATAATTGAGTTAATCCATTTTTCGTGAAAGTCTGCAGTTTCATATGGTTCACCAGTTTCTGTTCTGAAATATAAATCTCTAAACTCTTTAAAACTTTTTAATGACTCAGTTGCTTGAGTTGGAGCTTCCCAGTTCTCCTGGGCTTTTAAAATTATTTTATCTTCTTTGTATGCACTATACATACGAGTAACACTAGATTTGTTTACCCCTAGTATCTCAGCTACTTCTTTGTGAGTCATTTCCTTTTTCTCAACTAAAGGAGCAAACTCTTCTACAAACCTTTCATAGTGTTGTCCACGAAGTTTCTCTCCTGGTACTTCTTGAATTGTTTTTTTACTTCTCTGGTACTGAGCAGCCCTTCTACATTTTGTAGAACAATACTTCCTTTTTCCAGAAGGAACTTTCTTTTGACAACGAGGTCCTTCACATTTCATTTATTTTTCTTTGCGTAATAGGCTCTCATTTGAGCACCTGTGTAGATTTTTCCACTAGGTGTTCTATATTTATTTGGTCCTATTTTTTTGAAAGGCATTACTTCCTTCTCTTTGATGACTTATTTTTTTTCATACCCTTTTTGTACGAATACTTCTTGCCTGGCATTTCTCCTCCTATACTTAATCCCAATGAGTGATTATATCAAAGGAAAAACATATCCTAATCATAAACCCTCTACTACATATAGTAGTGGAAGAACCTGTGTTCAAAAAGATTGCTCCACAATTCTTTCTAAGTATAACAAGTTCAAATATTGTAATAATCATAAACCAAAAACCTTTCCAAGAATCAAAGGAAGAAAAAAGCCTGAGGGTCTACAAGAGCCGAAGGCGTAAAAAAATTTTTATTTTAAAAACAGAAAAGCCTGGCAATGCCAGGCTCTATTTGTATAGCTTTAGTGCCTTGTCCTGCTATCCCCTGCAGTGGATGTTACATCCCTGACTTACTCTTGCAACCTACGATTAACTCACAAAACAAGTAACTTGTCACTCGGTCAAAAAGTTTTTTCTACTTTTCAATCCTTTTCTATAGATGTGACTCAGGCTTTCTACGCCTTACTAATTCTTAATATTAAATATATACATACCTGCGTTATAAGTAGTGAAAAAAAAATTTTTTATTTTAAGCACCCTAGACTAGCTAGGGCTTATATAGTATGTACACGATAAAGGGGAATTTATCTGATACTTGAATACTAGGAAACTTCTGTTAATATTTCAAGTGTACAAACAAGAATTATGAGTATGGTGTTACAGGTGAAGTGGGCATCAGGAGCACGAAAGGCTTACCAGGGAAACCTGACCAACTAGAAAGACAAGTAAGCTACCCAAGGACACTGGAAAATAATTTTTTAAAAAAACTACCCCATATGCCTGTTCACGCCCAAAAGAGAAAACCAAGAGTAAAATAGTAATATTGAAGAAATGTAAAGAGTGTGATAACACTTTAAAACAAATCAAAGATAACTTATATTACTGTGACAGTTCACCTACTAGATGTAGTAAGTCAGCTAAAACATACTATATATAGTGGTACATATTTAGTGTGTTTATTTGTACATTAGGTGCATTTAATTTTATAGGTACATACTTAATATAGACCCCCATACGCACATTAACATTTGCATTACATACCCAGTCTGTCAGACCTAGTACATAGGAATAATAGGAAGTTTAAACAGCTAGGTGAAAATAAATAAATCTAAAATGATACAGAATGTACCCACCCTGACACCCCTCGTACATTGTTTTAAATCAAGAGAGGGTGCGTTGCTTTGAACTGGTAAGGAAAACTAGATACATCCTAAGTAAAACAAGGTTAGTACATACCCACTAAGACAAGCTGAGTACATACATCAACAATAAAAGAAAGAGCGACCAGCTGACTGTTTAAACAGGAAATAAAAAAATCTTAAATAAGTGTTGATATTAATTGTAAAGTACCCTAGTCTATGTATATGGGTTAAATCATAAATGATGTTATGGAGATAAAAATCCAAGATTTAACTTTAGGCTTTTTGAAAATTAAAAATGACTTAGGAAACTGGAGATACTCTCTACATCCACTAAAAATTCTCAGCTCAGAAAAACTGACCTTATTGTTTAAACGATTAGGCTCTTAGGCATCAGACATACAGTCTAGGGCTGACCAAAGTTGAGAAGCAGGAAAAAGGAAACCTAAGAAATTAAATACAAAAAACCTTTCAGATAATTTTAATTAATTATCTCAGC